GCGTCTTTCTAGTTGATTATATTTGATGCGGTAATTATCCTGTTCAAGTGCGGTTGTAACGTTTTCTTCTATAAGAGCTTTGACCATCTTCGCGACAACTTCTACTTCAATTGTTTGTTCACTAATTAAAGTGTTAAGTTCATCTAGGTTATCAAGAATTGCAATAATCTCTAAACAATGATTAATAACATTATTCTTATTTAATTTATTAAATGCTTTTATAAACGATGCTTTGATTGTTTCATCAGTTAAATAGGGCGTATCACATGGATCACCATCTTTACGATTCGTAAAGCGCTTATTACATTGCCACCGGTAAGAGCGATACTTTGTGTTAGAATGCCACACCTTTTGCCCGTAAAAGCCCCCACAGTCGCCACAAACGATCCGGCTTGCAAATACATGCGATCCACTAAACTGCTTGCCTAAATTCGCCCGTCTTTCAAACTCATCTTGGACCATATCCCATTCAACTGGATCAATGATTGCGGCATGAGAATTTTCAACGTAATACTGCTGAACTTCTCCCTCATTAACTTTTGTCTTTTTCTCAAGAAAATCAACGGTGAATTGTTTTTGCAAAAGCGCATCACCTTTATACTTTTCATTTTTTAGGATGCTTTGAACCGTTTGTCTTAACCATTTATCTTTTCCTGCCGGTGATTTAATACCATCATTCATTAAAGCTTCAGCAATTTGTGCCGTGGATTTACCACTTAGGTACATGCGATAGATTCTTCTTACAACATCCGCTTCTTCCGGGACAATCTCCGGACGCCCATTTTCGCCCTTTCTATAGCCGAGAAAGTTTTTATAAGGAACCATGACTTTACCATCTGAAAAGTTTTTGCGAATCCCCCAAGTTACGTTTTGCGAAAGGTTCCGTGATTCCTCCTGGGCGATTGATGACATAATCGTTATTAAAAGTTCTCCTTTGCTATCAAAAGTATAAATGTTTTCTTTTTCAAAATAGCACTCGACTCGTTTTTCTTTTAATTTTCTAATCGCTACTAAAGTATCCACGGTGTTTCTTGCAAACCGTGATATGGACTTGGTAATAATGAAATCAATTTCACCATTGAGAGCATCGTTGATCATTTCTTTAAACCCTTCACGATTCTTTGTGTTGGTTCCGGTTATACCTTCATCGCTATATACCTTTACAAACTCCCATTCCGGATTTGCTTGGATATAGTGCGTGTAATAATCAATTTGTGCTTCATACGACGTCATTTGTTCATCGCTATCCGTGGATACCCGAGCATAAGCTGCTACCCGGCGTTTAGCGGTGGAATCAAACCTCGTCAGCGTTAGCGGATTGATTGTTTGCGGAATTACTGTAATCTTTTTCATTGGTTTTGTCCTTTCTTGGCTTTAACTCTTGCCTGTTCTTTCATTTCTTCTGTCCATGATTCCCGGCGACTTTTATGTTGCCAAAATTTAGTTACAACACCACCGTTTATTAGGTTGATGGTTATGCTTTGATCATTACTTAACACGATGCTACTGACTTTCTTTTTAAGTGTTTCATTCGTCAGTATTTTAATTCCTAATGTCTTAGCAACTATCTCATTTAATATTTCCTCCGGCACTTGTTGTGATGGGCAGTGACCTTTACCGAGCATGTTATAAGTCGCACACATCCAGTAGGCTTTATCTTTTGTCTTTTTCCGGCGGTAGTTTTTACCACAATGCCCACATACTAATAAGCCTTTATATATTGTTGGCGTATTCCCAGCTTGCTGCGGTTTTCTTACTTCCTGGCGCGCTTTAATCTCGGCTTGGACTTTATTAAAGGTGTCGATATCTACTATCGCTTCATGATTGTTTTCAACATGGTACTTTGGTAGCACCCCATCATTAATCGTCTTTTGCTTTGTGATGAAACTATCTTTATAGGTTGATTGAAGGAGCAAGTTTCCGGTATATAAGTAGTTTTGTAAAACATAGCCAACGCTACTTGGACGCCACTGTTTATTGGTTTTAGTTAGAACGCCCCGTTCATTTAATATTTTTGCAATCGTGAGTTTACCTTTTCCGGATAAGTAAAGGTTATATATTTCTTGAACGATTTTTGCTTCATCCGGGATAATTACGAACGTTCCTTTGTTAAATTGATATCCTATTACTTTTGTGTTCCAAGCTAGGCCTTGTTTGAACCCCTTACGAATACTCCATTTCATGTTTTCGCTTACCGATCGTGATTCTTCTTGCGCGTACGAAGCGAGGAAGGAAATAATCATTTCACCATTTTCACTAATTGAGTGGAGTCTTTGCTCTTCAAAGTAAACGTCAACATTAAGGCTTTTTAGTTCGCGGATGGTTTCCAGTAAGGTTACTGTGTTACGAGCAAAGCGCGAGATGGATTTCGTAAGAATTAAATCGATTTTTCCTGCTCTTGCATCTTCTAGCATTTGTTGGAATTTAGGGCGAGCGCTTTTTGTTCCTGTGATTCCTTCATCAACATAAACACCGGCATAAAGCCACCCAGGCGTCCTTTGAATAAGGTCGCTATAGTAACTAACTTGTGCCGACAACGAATGGAGCATAGTATCCTTGTTAGTCGAAACGCGAGCATAAGCTGCAACATTCTTTTTGCGTTCTAATTTCCGTTTGTGTTTAACTTTTTTTATTTTAATGTTTTCCATTTTTCCCGCTCCCCCATTGACATATTCGCTCTTAGTGGGGTTCATAGCAAGTCAATAAGACGATAAACACTATTTCTTTTGATACCATACTTTTTTGCAGTTTTTTCCTCAATCAATTTCAAGTCCTTATCATCAATAATGTTGAGTTCATGCAGCTTTTTCGCGGTTATCATCATGAGTTCATAATTATAAAGATTCATTGTGTATGTATCATTCATCATTGCCATACCTCTTTTCGATATAGCACGCATGCGAACAATACTTGCGTGGTTGATTACCTTGCGCCGTAAATTCTCTTTGGCAATTTTCACAAACGAACTTGTGTGTTCTACCACCTTTGACTTGTTCGCGGTGCGCATTCCACCAATTCATCCGGCAACTATCGCTGCAAAAGATTTTTGCCTTCTTACCCTTTATTGATTTAATCTCGATTCCACACGCTTTGCATTTCGATGTTTCTAAAACGCCATCCCCTTGTCGGGAGCATATTGATTTAACCGTTCCAAGTGGTAAGCCTGTGATTTCACTAATTTTCCGATAGGATATTCCTTCTTGACGTAACTTGACTACTTTTTCTTGTTTTGTCATTTGTTTTTCCTCCTACCTCTAAAAGGAGAAATAAGAGCGCTTTAAGTAGTGAAAAACAAAAAACCTCCGTGAAATGTATCACAGAGGTCGCTGCACTCTTCCTTTTAACGTGTCCCAAGGTGCCAAGCACGCCCGAACCTCGCGGTGTCGAGATAGTCGATGACTATCGGCATTCATGATTGCCTACTAATAAATAGAGCAATCGGAACCATTTTTTCTAAAAAGTTAATTAATATTTTTTAAAGTATTAATGGTTGCTTCAATTTGAACAGTTAACCATGAATTAGTATCACCAAAGTTTCGTTCCACAAACTTCAAGGTTTCGCTTGATAGTTGTGAAAGCACGATTTCTTTGGCGGAGTTCATAGCAATTTGCTGTGCTTCCTGGTCAAAGGTTCCGTTCTTCTTTAAAGCTTCAACATAAGTTTGAAAAACAGTCTTAACGGCATTGGTGACGATCGTTGAGGCATCAGTTAGAATTTTTGCGGATTTTTCATCGGTAATTTTTGTGTTAATCCATTGAATCAATTTTGTACCTAGTAAAGTTATCAAAGGGATAACGATTGCGGTAACAATCACTGAAATAACATTAATTAAAATTTCGTCCATAAATTATGCTCCTCCTTTTACATGAATTTGTTTGTTACGTGCATGTTCATCTATTTTTAGACTGATATTTTTTGTTTCGCTCTCAAGCTTAATAACCCGACCGTCAAGATTGCTATGCCCGTCTTCAAGCTTGTCGAGTGATTTTTCAATCCGGTCTAAGGAAGATTTAATGTAACCAACGTCAGACATTAGAGCACCCTCATTCTTACCAACTTGCTTTTGATCGCCGCGTTCATTACGACGAAATGCAAGCACAGCAAAGATGATTGATGACAATGTGCCAAGCACACTAATAAAAGTTAAGACGATTGTTGTTGTGTCCATACTTACTCCTCCTTAATTAAAAACGTTTTTAGATACTCGAGGATTTGCTTAAAATTTGCTTGATGTTGCGCTAGATTTGCTTGGCGGTTCTTATAGTCAATGATTAAGTTTTTGTCCTCCTCACTTAGGTAATATTCAAACTTACCCGTGGCTTCGTAATGCTTCATAAGCGAACGAATGCGATAAAGGTTATAGAGTGATTTTTCATTTAAAAGGTTCTTAAAACAAAAGTCATAATAATCAACGTTTATAGCAAGCCACTTTAATAGATGTTTATCCCAATCAACTTTTATTAATTTGTTAAATTCATCAACAAAGTCAGAATCAATATATAAAAGATTATCTTTGGCTAGGAGCGTATTATCTACCCATAATAGGAAGTACTCTAAAATGTAATCATCAAAATTTAATGCTCGTTTATATGATTCAACTCCATACAAAAAGTAATCATTTCCATCTTCTTTATATGTGATAATTTCATTATAATCCTCAAGGATAACTGTAAAATCTTGATCGCTTTCTGCACCTTCTACGCCATAAATCGCTGAACCACAACGATATATTGCGAGGATTTTTTTACCAAAAATACTACCTGACAACATAAACAGCACCCGGCTTATGCAATTCCGAGGAAGTCGTAACGACTAACCCCGAAGCTGTCAATTGAAGCCAAACATCATACCAAACGCCGTCAATTTTATATTGATATTTAACACCACTTCCTGACGCCTCTTTTGTCGAGAAAACAACATGCCAACTTATGATATAAATATTTCCGACACCCTTATCGGCATTAAATAAATTTATGTCTTCATAATAAAACTTTTTTCCACTTGAGGTTGTGTACTTTCCTTGCGATATCGGCCCATAATTAGTTTTAATATTATCTTCTAACCATGTGAGCTTTTCTTCAGCAAAATCATTTGCGCTTTTTATTGATGGCGCATCATAATTCGCATCTAACGTTAAAGATGACGTGGTTTTCGTGTAGCGCGCAACTGGTAACTCGTATATTAAGCCGCCTGTTAAGAGATTCTCCTTTGTAAGCGCCGGATACGTTGAGGCTGCTTCAATTTTTGCAAGAGTGACGGTATTATCTCCAAGATTAATTCGGATAACAACGTAGCCATAGGCGCTTCCGGTTAGCGTTACCGCAATCTTTGTATTTGCCTCTACATAAACACGCCGTCCATACACCTGAACATATCCACTTGATAGGATAATGTAATTATTACTAGTTGTGACTTTCACTTCATTCCCTAAACCAAGTATTCGTCCATTTTGTCCTGAAACCAAAAAGTGATTTAGATCAGCATCTTGTTTTGCTGTAACTGAAGCGGAATCAAAAGTTATTTTTACTAAGGCCATGATGAAGCCCCCCTTCTATTTATTAATTTAAGTTTGTCAGTCAATGAAGTGCGATATTCCCCCAACACGATTGTTGCCTGATTAAAAGTACCCTTATACGTTATTTTTGTAACAAGAGTGTCATATGTTTTTATTGGTGTTATAAAACTTACGAAAGTTCCAAGGCTTAGCTCAGTGAGAGCAGCAATTTTATTTGCCACAAACGAGAAATCGAAAGTTATATTATGTTCGAGCGATGAATCAATTAATGCCGATGTTGCTTTTGTTAAGAGCGAGGAATAATCATTGTCAGCGTAAAACTCATATTTAAAGCTCACGTTATCGATACGTTTAACTGCGGTTGTAGATGTTGTAATCGTTCCATCACTTAAAAGATAATAGGCAACTGTCGTTCGGTACAGCGTGTTCTCTTTCTTTGGCGTAAAAATGATTTTATTTAAAGCATTATTATTGCTGTCTGATATCGTGAGATTAGAAATCGTCCCAAGGTCGCTTTTAATAATTATTCCTTTGGTTACATCTTTAGCAATCAATTTTATATTTGTGATCACTCCATTAGTTATAACTAGCTCGTATACCAGCCCAATACCATATGTTTTTGTGAACTCTTCCATTAATTTTAAGATGTTCTTTTTAGTATCAGGCTCATAATTAAGGCTTCCCGTTTTAATTACTCTTACTTCAGTTTGTAAATACGAAAGGTTTTGTTTTGCATCACCGCTTGAGCGAAAGTGTGTGTTAATTAAATTAATAATAAACTGAGCGATACTTCCTCCATAAGATGAAACCGGAACTTCAACGTCAAATTTACTAAGGAAATCTTTAGTCGTAATTTTAATTACTGTTTCATTCTTTTTTTCTATGGACGATATGATACCAATATAAGAATATGAATTTCTCCGCACCACAAGGTAATCACCAATCGATGCTTTCAAGTCTTCTTTTTTAATATTAAAAGTTGATGATTGTGGTATAAGCGCATCCAGTACAATTTCAAAATCATCAGTAGCAAAGGCATGATCTATTACCTTTAAGGTTTGTTCGTTTAAAAAAATAACCTGCATAACCCCTCCTAATTTGAAATATACTCTTCCCGGAAAGTAATTTCACATACACACGGTTCGCGTACACCGGGATCAAAAAATATCTCACTTGTTCCTGGCGGAAGAAATAAGAAATTGTCATATGTAAAGTCCTGCTCTTGGTAGATATCAATAACTTCACCATTGATTGTTTTTATCATATATTGATTAGTTGGTTCCGATGAAATTTCAATTATTGGGTCTTCTCTTTCATCCATCAATAACCGGAGTCCCGAAAGGGCAACGCCGTTTTGTTTTATAATTACACGGGGATTTAATACATTACCGGTTATTTTAATATTGAGCGGAACTTCCCGCACGCTATCATTCTTAACTATTGCCTTTCCGTTAAACGAAACCGCATAAACAAATGGGTAGGTATATGCATATGTTTTTCCTTCCGATGATTGAATCACCGATATTAATGCGGATTTATTTACTAACCAAAGCGTAAGGCACTCCAAAACAACACTACTTCTAATGATTCCTGATTCTATTTGGCTTTTTGTTGATGATTTTACATTAATATAGCAGTACTTTACTCCATCACTTTGATAAAACAACCGCAAAACGCTACTCTTTGTAACGAAATCGCGCCATTTTGTGAAACCTTTATAACCATCAAGGAAGATTAGCTTCATATTAATGATTCCTTGATTGATCGTTCGCTTGTTTTCAACGTAACTATCCGCAAAATCCTGATACTCGATGTCATAACTAAAACCAAGACCATCGATTGCTTCTATTAGGGTATTGCTGCGATAATCGAAATAGTAGGTGGTGCCTACTTCGTTTACTAAATATAGTTTGCGCATTAGTAGGCACCTCCTAAAGCAGTGTTAATTGAATCAATATCAACGTCACCGCTTGTATTTATTGTTACGTTATTAGTCGTATTACTGTTTTCTACTTTATTATTTGTCGTTGATGAATTTTTAACTGCATTATTGTCTGAAAAAGAACCGCCAGTAAAGAGCTTCGCCACCCAACTAAACACACCACTCGCCTTTTCAATTAGCCATTTAATCCCATCGATAATAGCGCTAATTACTTCTAAAATCGGGGAGAGCACTTTGTAGAGCACTTCCAACACTGGAACAATAACTGCTTTTATAACATTAGCTAAAGTAATCAAGATAGGTGAAATGGCACTAATGATAAGTGAAATGACACTTAATACCGTCATCAAAGGAGTAAGTAAAACTTCTAGTAATGGATCAAGTAACTGCATTAAAACGCCGATGATTTCAATTACAACCCCTACTATCTCAATAAGCGGTTCTAAGAGCGCTACGATGATTTCTAAAATTGGATTAAGAATTTCAATAATGATATCTAAAAGCGAAACCACCAACTCAATAACAATGCTAAGTATATCTACTACGACCATGATAACTTTTATAATTGGGTCTAATACTGATTGAATTAAATTGAGAACCACCTCGACAATTTGTACAATTAATTTTATTAAAAGGTCAATGATTTTCATAATCGGATCAAGAATTGCAAGTATTACTTCAATAATAGGAACTAGTAAACCGACAATCATATCGATTATCTTAGTAATAACTGGTATTAATGACTTGATTAGTCCGATGATAACGTCCAGTATCTCGATAACAATATCTAAAACGCCATCAATTATTGAAACAATCACATCAATTAGAGCGTTAATGATAAGCATTATTGCTTCTATCACTGGCATTAGAGCATCAATTAGACTTGAAACTACGTCCATAATGCTATCAATTACGCCACTTATGATCGATACAAGCTTTTTTAATAACTCTCTAAACTTCTCATTTTGCAAAAGAATCACTGCAAGCACTGCGATTAACGCACCCCAACCAAGCGTTGATAGTTTAATCATTGCGCCGGCAATCTTTACTGCGCCACTGACTGCTGTAAAAGCCGTCTTAATTTTTGATAGTGCGGGTATTATTTTTGCCGCCATTGCTAGAACCGGTCCAAGCGCAACTAAAAGGCCGGATACAATTGCAATCATCTTTTTAACACCGCTACTTAGACTGTTCCACCAATCAATTAATTTTTGGACGCTTGGGATTAATTTTTCTCGAAGCGCGACAACGATATTCTCAAGTACTGGTAACAACACCGCCGCCAGGCTCATTGATAAAGATGTCGTTGCGGTCTTTAATGAATTAACTGCTTTATTGAAACTGTCAGTTATCTTGGCATCTTCAGATGTAATAATTCCCAGTTCTTTAACTTCTTCTTTGTAATTGTTGATCTCGGCGCTTGAGGCGGATAAGATTGGCATAAGTTTTGAACCAATGTTCTCGCCAAAAAAGGAGTTAGCTACTGCTGTCCTTGTTGCTTGATCTTCAACGCCGGCAAGCGCATTACGAATAACACCAAACGCCGCTTCTGTATCAAGCCCCTTTAAGTCGTCAACCGTTAAACCAATTAACGCAAGTGACTCTGATGCTTTATCGGCACTTCCACTAGCAATGTTTCCAAGGATACTGTTAACTTTTACAAACGCCTTCTCAACACTGTCCGTAGATGAACCCATCTGTTTTGCGGCGTATTGCCACTCTTGTAAGGACTCAATCGAGACACCTAACTGTTTAGCGGAGTCCGCCATTTCGTTCACTGTCGAGGCTGTTTTAACTCCCAGTGCCGTTAGAGCCGTTGCAGCTGCAATCGCCGGAGCAGTGACATGTTTTGAGAATGAAGCGCCAATCTTACTAAGCGACTCAATATTTATCCCTGAAAGTTTTTTAATATTCTGATTGGTCTTTTCAAGCTGAGCATTGAGGTTTGCAATATCGGTCTCGGTATACTGAACTGATCGTTTAAGTTTATTAAACTCTTGCTCACTCATCGCACCAATTTCAACCGCTTTTTTTGCTTCTTCTAATTGTTTATTTTGATTTTCTAGTTTTTGTTTTGTTAACGTTAGCGTGTCATTCAACTTTTCTTGCTTTTGTTTCCATAGATCAATGTTGCCTGAATCGAAACGTAGATTTTTGTTAATTGCCGATAGGTCTCTTTGCTGTTCCTTAAGCCCTGCGTTTAGGGATTTGAGATTGGCTTCTAACTCAGTAGTATCAAGACCTAGCTTAATGTTCATGCCTTTTACAGTTTCAGCCATTATCTCGTCCTCCTAACCTAAAAATGAATCGATATCACTTTGAGTTGCTATCCGGCTTGGTGACTCACCCGAATAAATACTCTTTTGAATATCGACAATTTCTAAATATGTTTGTATGTCAAAGAACTCGCTATCACGGATTGGAATTCCTAATTGCGCCAAGTTGTAGATGATATTTGCCGTGAAACTATGTGAACTTGGCGCATTAACGCGGGGAGTTATTACCGTCCGTTTTACTTTGATTAACGGAACCAAGCAACTCGGCAATTGCGCTTGCTAAGTCATTAAGTTCCGCGGTGTTATTAAGGATTGAAAAATCAAAGTTTTGTAAAAACTTGTCGTAGGTATCGTTTGTAAATGGTTTATGCAAAATAAAGACGATCCTAAATAAAACGTCAATAAACTTCCCGACATCTTCTTGATTTTCTTGTAGTGCCTTATCGAGCGCATCCACATCACTAAACAACTCCGTCCCGAACACTTGCCGATAAGAAATAATAGTAAAAAGTGAGGAAGCAAGTTTTACTTCTTTCCCACCTAAAGTGATTGTTTTTTCCATATATTAATCCTCGGAGATGACCGGTAATGACGGTGCAGTTGTTAAGAAGTTTGTATAGTTGCTATCACCAATTGCCGCAACACTATTTGTTACTAAATGATCACCAACTTCAATCGGACGGGCAGTAATGTTTAATGTAATCGCATTTGCTTCTGCCGAGTCGGTTTTAGATTTTGTTGATTCACTAATCGGTGTAACGTTACATAAATAGAACCATGCCCGGCGAGCCTTCGTATCACCCTGGAACTCAAGCCCCAAAGCAAAAGTTACTGGTTTTGCATTTGCTACTTCGATTAAGTTTCCGTTCGCTAAACGTTTATAACCTAAAATACTAATTTTAAATTCTTCTGTGATTTCCGTAAGTTTCAATGTTAAAGTGCGCCCGGCGTTTTGGACGAGGTTTGCGATTACCACGTCATCAGCATAGACTGCAGTTGCACCACCAACAATATCGCTTGTGAACTCTTGTGCGCCTGGTAGCGCAACAGGATCCGCATAGTTCCATACCCCATCATTGCCTTGCGTGGCGATTGAATAGTGAACATTCCGTAACCCATATGTAATTTTATTGTTTGCCATAGTTAAATTTCCTCCACTCTAACTTCATAGACTTTATTAATAGACCCATCATCATTTCTAAACTCGGATAAGTTTTCCGGTGTATATCCAGCTTTTAGTAGCGTTTGAACTAACTTGTTTTCAAGTTTTACATCTTTAAGTTTTGTCACAAGCGTTACTTGAACGACGCTGGTATAAAAGACCGGCTTATCTTCTGCGAACACTGATGCTCTTTTACTGGTCTCTTGAAACACAATAAAAGGTGGTTCCGCATTATCTTCGTTGTCATATTCATTCGTAGCGTAAAACACTTTATCGACAACGCTTAATAAAATGTTTCTTAATTTTTCTAAATACATTTATTGTCCCGCCCGAATAATTATTTGTCGTATCTCTTCGAGCATTTGAGGACTTAGCGATTCAAATGCCGGACGCATAAATGGACGGGCAGCGACAACCTTACCGCTTCGATGCTTGAAACCAAACTCAACTAGGTGGACAAGACCACTCTTTGTTTTCGAGCTAATTACCACGATTTTGTTTGCGCCTTCGCCATAGGACTCTTTAACGAAAGAATCCGCTAAGGCATTACGCATACCACTTCGAGGTGCTTTTTCACGGATATAATCAATAATCTCATCTGCTGTCTTATCGAGCGACATTTCAATTTGCTGGACCACTTCGTCAGTGTATTCAACAACACTTTTTTCGATTGCAGCGTTTAATTTATCAGGTTCCATTTTTAATAATGTCCTCCCATTTTAAAGGCGTCTCCGAAAGATAAAGCTCGATGTACTGCCCGTTCATATACGTTCTTTTAATTTCATAGATTTTCCCATACCGTGGGAAGTAAGCGTATTTACTACCATCATAAATGAATGATTGAATAGTAACTTTAAAATCAAATAAGACCTTAGTCTGAATTGATGAATAATATTCCTTAGAGGAGATGGAGCTGATAACTCCACCCACCTCCTTGGAGTCGACCAACCGCCAAGCCTTGTTGCCAAGAGCGTCGACAGCTGTTTTAACACGAAATAGGATGAAGGAAGTATTGTAGGAATCAGGATACACAATCATAAGGAACTCCAGGAGTATCACTCATGACGAGTCCCATGAACCTCAGTCGTCAGAGGTACTAGACTTAACTGTCTGAGTAAGACGTCAAAGCTCTTAGGTAACTCTCTCACTGTACCGTCGCTTTTGAAACCAAAGTTCGTCTTCACAAATATGATAATAAGAGCTTTCACCAATGCGTTGTCATTAGAGACAGCGATTTCACTAGGAACTCCAGCTGTTATCAGCAGCTGGCGGCACGAGGCGATATGAATTAACAACTCCTCATCGGCATAGTTTTCTGTTACAGGGATTAGCAAAGCCTTCTTTACTATCTCTAGCATGTTTTCACTCATCACAAGGAACCTCCCTATCTTTTGATATTTTCCTATTTCGCTTCAACGATAAACCCTATCCCGAAGGCATCGGATCTACGTGTTTCGACCAAACGTTAATTAATACTGTTACTCTTCAGTTTCAGTATTTGTTTTGTCTTCAGCAGCTTTCTTTTTGATCCGTAAGAATCCTTTGTATCCGGCAACGTTACCACCAGTAAAGACGGATGCTTTATAACTGATAATCCCGTCTTTGAACTTATAATCGGTTGATTTTGCAATTTCAATCGGCGAGAAAATCGGTACTTCATAGTTGGTAAGCGCACCATAAGCAATACAATAAGTCCCTGCTTCCGTGCTTGGGTCGGCAATTGAGCCACAATTACTATTGATGATATAAGGAATGCCATCAATCGTAGATGCGTTGTAATCGACAATGTGAACTTTGCGTCCTTCACTTGTCCGTAAGTTGGCAAATGTGCGTAAGTCGTTTTTACTTAAAATTAACGAAGCACCTCCTTCGACCTCTTCATCACCGCCATAGGCATAGATGATTTCATCAAGGGTTGTGTCATCAATTTCACTAATTTCGAGGTCGGTATTATCCGCGAGTGCTTCAACACCGTTTGCGAAGATACCTTTGAAAGTATTTGTGGTACCAGCACCCCGTAAGATTTGTTGGGAGATTTTCTTGCGAAGCGCAATATTAATTCCGTTTAACACTTCTTGCGAATATGGTAACGCAGGTAACTTTTCGAGTTCTTCCGTGATTTCAGCATAAGCTGTGACTTTTACTTTTGTAATCGTTGCATAGCCAAAGGTCGGTTCCGCAGTCGTGTAAGGATCACCTTCTGCAGTTAATCCACCAGTTCCATTTGATTTAATAAAGGATTTTTTATAAGTTTCACCACCTTCAAGATTGACGAGTTTTACCCGGTCAACGAGTGTGGATACTTCTCTAAAAGGATATCTACCAATTTCAGCATTGGTATGTGTTGGCGTTAAGACATTACTAGAAGTTACGGTAACGGTCCGTCCTTCTTTTAAGTCCATTGCCCGTTTTTCTGCACCTTCAATCATTTCACTATCATTTTTAATTTGAATCATTGGTGATTTATCAAATTTACTCTTCATGGCAAGTTTGCGTTCGATAAGATTTCGTTCTTCATTAAGTGCGTCAGTTTCCATTTCGAGTTTTTCTAATGCAGCTAGATCTTCTTCTTTTTCAGCTAAACCGCGGATTTCCGTTAAGCGGTCAAAAATTTCTTTTTTACGAATTTCTAAATTCATTTTTGAATCCTCCTATTTATTCGTTTTTAATTTCAGTCGTTTGCGTATCACGTTAATCGCTGCTTTGTTTTTTACATTTTCCAATGCCCTTATTTCCGCCTCCGCGATTTCTAAGGAACGCGCTAACGCATCAATAGAGGTGCCTTCATATGCAGGCAAGTCCACAACGGAAACATCATAGATACGATCAATCTCTAAAATGGTCCGTTTAGGAATTTCTCCCTCTCTATCCCAGCTTTGACTCTTAACAGTGAAAGCAAATGACATCTTGTCTAGTAATCCAGCAGCAATTGATTTATACACATCACGATTCGACTGCGTATCAATCAACTCCGCTCTAACCTTTAAGCCATAATCATCAATGGCCAAAGATAAGGAACCATTCCTAGTTCTCGCTAAAATTAAGCGGTCATCAGTATGGTTATATTTAAAAGGGACGTCTTTAAGGTTTGCAGCGTCAAGGGCGTGACGATCAATAACTTCAATAAAGCCATGTTCGCTATCACCGATTAACGTTTCCTGATTAAAGACAATCGCGTAACCTTCAACAATCATTTTCTCGGTTTCATTTTCGTTTTTATTTTCAATTGCTGAAAATCTAATTTCTTTATTTATCATCATCTTTTGGTTCCTCCTGGGGCTTTTCACCCACTTGATATTCCTCGGCGTTTTTCGCATTAACATAGTTAAGCGACTGTAGCCGTTTGTCTCCACCTTCGATTGGTTCAAGACCTAGTAAACTTCTCGATTCGTTTAATGACAAAATTCCTAAGCCCATCAACTTCTCAATTGCACTCACCTTTGTATTCCATGAAGCGTATTGTAGCCGCTCGGAATAAAAGATAATTTGCTCTCCTCGTTCAAGACTTGTTCGCGTAAGGAGTGCTTTTGAAAACGACTCCGATAGAGCAATTGCAATGCCCTCAATGGTTCCTTCATAGAAAGCGTTATATTCATCCTCGTTATAGTTGTTGTTATAAATTGGCTCACTGACACCAAAATAAGTAATTATCTTTTTATGGAGGAAAGTGAGTGTTTCACTATCCACAAGTTTGGGATCAACGTTTAATGGAAGGTAGTCGCTTTTAAGGTCCACTGGCACGATTGATGAGTTACCATTTATTGTTGACTCTTTGAGTGCTTTATCGAACTCGTCCTTCTGCGCTTTTTTATCCTTATCGGAAAGTAGGCCGTTGATTTTTAATAAGCCTTTAATTTGAAAACTTGTCCGGACCGCATTATCGATACTTTGGAGCACTGAATCATTAATCTTGATTGTCTTTAAAAGTGCGGAGTGATCGGAAACAGCTCCACTACCACCGAAGACATCATTAACACCATAAAACCTCCGCATATGAATAACTGATTCGTAAGGCAAAACGTATGACTTACCATCGATAAAATAAAAGCGAAGAAATAAATCTCCGCTATCATCTTTAATTGCTTCAACTGAATTAGGTCTTATCGGCCACAGTTCTTTTAGTTCGTAAGTATCCGGATCGTACACCGGATATATAAAGGCGTTATTGTTTAAATAAAGTAATGTCACAACCCGATAGATAAAGTCATAAGGCGTCATCAGTGGGTTTGGTTGGAATTTAAGTAGGTAGGCGATTTTTCCTTTTTTATCAACAACGGTTGAGTTGTCGAGGATTTTTATGTAACGTGGTTTTAATTTGGCGGCATGCGTGGCAATTCTATCAATACATATTTTGACAACGTCACTCGCATTAATATTATTGCCAAAGTCGCTGAATATATTTAATGTCGTCTGAAGCGAGTTTATTTCGTAGTTAACTGGCTCGACGGTTTTTTTCTTGCGTTTAAATAATGCCATAAAGCCTCCTACCTTATCATATTTTCATACTCGGTTTTGTATCTATTTAAGACTGCATAAGCAATGATTAAAGCCACAGTGCCATCAATTCGTTTGAGCTTTGAATTAAGCTTGGAAGGCTGGATATTACCATTAATATCAACCTTGGCTTGTGTGTTACTTAAGCACCACTTTAATACTGGGTTGTTGTTATAATTCACTAGTTTGTTTTTGAAGTCGGCTTCAAGTTGCTTCATTGGTTCTGATAATGAATAAATACCCTGCCGCACCTTTTCCATGGTGAAGCCCGCATCTTCCATTTCCTTTACCCAGTACTGTGAGTTCCATGGGTCGTAGCCAATCCAAAGTGGACGGATTTCATAGTTACGGACCATCTTTAAGAACCACTGTGTGACAAGTGTAAAGTCGTTTTGTCCGCCATCAGTTAGTGTAATGAATCCGCGCTTATGCCAAATATCGTATGGCACATTATCTTCACTAATTCGTTGCGCCAATACATCCGATGGCATAAAGAAATGCGGAACAACATACTTCTTTCCATCTTTAATAACGAGGAGCATAGCGGCAGTAAGGTCAGTCGTTGATGAAAGGTCAACACTTCCAATTGCGTAACTATCTCTTAAATCCTTAAGACTAAAAGTTTCCTCATTGTTTAGATCCGCAAAGTTTAACCAAGCACCACTATCAACTTGTTTTAAATTAAAGTCCTTACAAAGCATGGTCACACGTGTTGATAAATCATTTTTAGATTTATTCATAATATCTTCCAAGTACGAAACGAGCTTAATATTACCTAAAGACGGATTGCTCTTTTGCCAAGATGAAGGATCTTCAAAGACCTCTTCCGCACTATCTTGGGTATAGAGCCACGGCAAAATTCTTATATCTTTAATTTCACCTTTAATCATCTTGCGACAATAATCTAGTTTGTTATCAAGGAACCCTCCTACTGTGGTTCCTTCAGTTGTAATAATAAAAATGAGCGGTTCCGTCTTAGTTGATTGGCTTTGTTTAATTGCGTCATAAACTTTGGAATCCGTCATTTCATGGACTTCATCAATACAACCAACCTCGATGTTATAGCCATCTTTATTTCTTGATTGGGCGGACAGCTTTTTTATTTTGTTCCGATTCTTTGGAGAATAAATATAAAAGATATTCTTCCTAGAACGCTTTTCATTCCGGAGCGGTCTGCTTTGTTCACGCATGTTATTTATCTCTTCAAAAAGGATAGATGCTTGCTCATTTGTGTTTGATGCACAAACGATATCAACGCCACCTTTGCTTAAGAAAAACTCTGCTAAGTCAATCCCTGCCACAAACGTTGTTTTGCCGTTCTTACGGGCGACAAGCAGCAACACTTCATTGAACCGACGTAAACCCGTCCCATGCATTTTGAAGCCGTAAGAGGCCTCTAAAAAGGCTTTTTCCCAAAGCTCTAAAATGAACGGTTGACCGTTAAATGGTGACTTCGTATGTTTGCAAAACTTCTCAATAAAGTTGATTCGAAGCTTACCGGGTTTTTCATCATAAAAGTAGTCGGGGTTGCTCATATCTTCACGGAGCGCATCTAGAACTGTTTTCAGTTCTTTGCCAACTTTGATATTGCCTTTTTCAATTTCACGGATGTATTCAAGTAGGTAACTCATTACTCTATTTGTTCACCTTCCGTTTTTAAATAAAACTTAGTGGCATCCGCTCGTGGCAAAGCTTCCTCCGTTGGTTCATCAATCTCGTGATAGTGGATTTCGCTATCTCGCTTTCCTAAAAGCAACCAAGGACCAATAATTAATCCATCGGTCACGCTTTGTAAGACTTTACCTTCTGCGGCATACAAAATACGATGTCCGTTTTCTTCTCTAATTTCCATATCGTTCCTCCTAGGCTAATGACCAGTTTTTATTTAGCGCAATTGCGAGATCTTCTTCCGTACATTTAGCAAGATTATCCGCTCCTAATGTAAGAACCTTTGACCCGCCTGTTGATAAATCTTTAAGGGCTTTAAACATTAAGACAATGGATTCTTTCGTTAAATTAGTAACGTTGCTAAAGTTAGCGGATACATTAAAGTTACTTTGTAATGTTATTTTATTGAGCGCCGGACAATCTTGAATTGCTGATGCTGGTATTACAGATGTTAGGGTATTTGGAATCCATATTTCATTTAATAATATACAGTTTTTAACGACTGCTGTTTGACCTGAAAAGGTTTGTAAGCGATCGGGTAGATAGAGCTTTTTTAAATTGGGAACGGTCCAAAAGGCATGACTGCCAAGTGTCCGCAAATTTGATAGTGGTTCAAATTTAACAACGCCAACGCCACATGAGCTAAGGATATATTTTCCCCAGCTATCTAGTGATTTTGGAAAAGTAATATCACCAAGATTTGCTATCCGATAAATAGCATAATCTTCGAGCGTTCGTAACTCTGAACCTTCCTCGAATATAATCTTTATACATCCTGAATCATAACAAAGCCGATTTTTTATTGTGATTACACTTGAAGGAATTATCAGTGTGAAAGCTTGCGAGTAGTTTGAAAGAAAATACTCTCCAATAAGTGAAGCGGTGTTAGGAATTTCAAATACATCAAAAGTCCCTTCAGTTAGTTCTTTGAGTAAGTTTTGCTCGGCGGTGGTCGCGTTGTTACCTAAGTTACCGCGCACGATGTTTGTGACCAAGGGTTCGCTTGCATAAATGTAATTAGCAGTAATCGTGTTACTTGAACTTGCAACTTCATCACAACAAATAAATGAAATTTCCCAGCGTCCTTCCCATGCAGTTATTGCTTTAGGAATCTCGAACTCTTTATCAGGGACACGATATAAATAGTTTGTAAATTGATGCGTAAATTTTAAATAGTGATAATCGCTATCAACTTCAGGATCAATCGTAAAAATCAATTTTACACGCCGGCTTTCCTTAAAGACGGATAGCGTAAAGGGGAATTCGTTTGTAATCAATTTGCCGGATTTATCTACATGGATATTAATTTCGTATGCCATAGCACTCCTCCTTAGATGTTTGCTGTCCGTAAGAACTCATCAAATTCATCGTCATCGTCAATTGTGTTTTTACCCATCACAATACTTAAAGTTTTTATAATCCCTTGGTAGACCGTGAGCGTCTTGAGATAGGTTTTATAATTTACTGTCTCACGAGCGTTTCCTTTATTAGAAAACTGAATGGTTCCATATTTTTTTATTGACTCTTCTAGTTCATCTAATTGAACTTTAAGAAAAGCTGCCTTCAGTAGCAGTTCATCAATTAATTTAGTTTTATTTTCATCCACGTCTTTAAACAAATTTAATAGACGTTCATACTCTAAATTTATCTTTTCTTGGTCCATATGGTTCCTCCAACAAAAAAACCAGGCTGTTTTTGTAATTCCTGGTTTTTGTAAATTTTTGCGCCGCGTATTTTTGGGGTGGGGGCTGCGGTACTTTATTTAATATTATACCTAGTATATGGGGGAGGGTTGCGCTTTGTTTTTTTAAATGATACTAACATCGCATTAGCCGCCCTTTAATATAGTCAAAAATGATTTTCCAAAGTTTTGTAGTTAGTAAAACATTAAACTTAATGAATTATTGATTAATCAATGTTTTGAAATTACCTATATTTGACCTTGCTAAACAAAATTTCATTTTTATGTAATTGTTACCAATGATCATCGTCGGGTGGCCAATCACCAAAAAGATTGTAATAAGCCAATTCATCACTCTCTAATGCGGATTTTAATGTACAAAAATCATCATCACGGAAAACATCGTAGTCCTCATTGTCTTCATTGTCTTCATCTTCTTCGTTTTTATCCTCAATTTTTACACGCTCTTCTTCAATTGCACCACGCTTGCTAATATATTCCATACAATGTTCACACCAGCATTCACCATCATTATCGGGATGTCCTAAAATTTCGAAACAATTAGGACACAACCTAACATGGCCATCTACATTTTTAGCTGCACGTATGGAAACAACATGATCACAAGAATCACACCAGTATTCATTAATTGAATCTAAAAACATTAACAATTCACCGCAGTTGGGGCAGATTTTTTCTTTACCACCATCGTAAAGGGCTTCACCCTTAACAAATATCTTGCTAATAAATTTTCCACACGTTGAACAAAAGTATTCATCATCAAGACCTAAATCAGTTAATTCTTCATTGCATTTTGGACATCGCTTAGCATTTTCATCGTCTTCATCTTTAAATTTATGTTTATCTTCAACAATAGCGTCCCATTTATATACACGCCTATCACAGCTATCACACCAGTAATTACCGTCATTATCAAAATTTACTAATACATTCCCACACATGGGACATCTCGTTAATTTGGAATCAATAAATTTTTGTGGAACGCTCCCAGAAAAACCGTCATATCTTCTAAATTTAGCCATTTAAAATCTCCTTTTTTCTATTTATTTTTAACTTTACTAATTAATACATCCAATTACACGTAAAATTTATATGTAATTAACTAGTAATCAAACAAATTATCCAAAGATTTAACAATGATGAAAATAGTAAATTCTTAATATTGTCACTATATTAATGGTTATATGTGTTAATTATAACACCTATGTTTATATTATATCAATAGAACTGAACTGATACCAAAAAGTTGTACTTTGTCATAATACAAGTATATGCAGGAGGGATCATATGAAAGATAAAAAGAAAAAGAATAGACTATGGAGCGGAGAATCCAAGTTAAAGGTGGTTTTAGACATCATTGAAAACGAACTCTCATACAGCCAAGCAGCGCGTAAATATGATATGTATTTATCATCAGGAAGTCTAAATGATACACTACCTGCAAGATGGGTCTATCAGTATAGGCTTTATGGTAAAGAGCGCTTTTTTCAAACGCCTAAAGACTATCGTATCTGTTATACAAGATCTTTATAATGGTGAAGTTAAAGGTATCAAATCTCTAGGAGTCAAACCTAGGACTTGATTCCTCGAACACTCAAAAAAGCAATCAATCCAAATGAAGATTTATCAAAACTCCTTATACATTCTGATCAAGGTATTCTATACCAATCCCCTAAATATCGTAATTACCTTAAGAAAGCATCATTTACTCAATCCATGAGTGCCAAAGGAAATGCTTATGATAATGCAGTTGTTGAAAGTTTCTTTGGGACGCTTAAATGCGAAACCATCTACTTACAAAAGGTTAAATCGTTATCTGATTTAACTAGAACAATTGATGAGTATATCTATTGGTACAATCACGATAGAATAAAATTAACTCTAGGTGGTTATTCACCTATTCAATATCGGTTAATGAATCAACAAATGATATAATAACTACAAAGAACATAAAGTACAAGAAAATGGTATCAATTCAGTTAGGCTGTACTAATTACAATACTCGTCACTGCACTAATTACATGTTCCCTTATAACTACACTCAGGAGAAAGATAAAATCCTCAAAACAGAAGATGGGAAAGTTTATAACAATGAATTTAAGTCTGAATTAAAAACTATCATTGCTTCAATTAATGAAATCTACAGCAAATATATAGGATTTAAGTTTACTTACATGTGCCTAAGAGATTTCTTGGCAGGAAAAGAAAACAAAGCTATTACAGCATTTAAACTGATTGAGTTTGATGCATATGGAATCTATTCTGAAAAGCCAGCTTTTTTCCTAGTCAAATTACTTGGAGCTTTATTTGATTATGATGTATTTGATCGAGTTAAAGATGATGCAAATCGAGAAAAAATTATTATTAAAACCGAAAATCCAAGTGATGAAACGATAATTGAAATTTATAACGCAGTTAAGTGGAAATGACCCTTTAACTAATTGTGGTTATATAAAGTGTTAAGTATTCAGAATATATCAAAACACTAAAACAACTTATTAGAACTAATCAGAACTCATCACTTCAAAAGTGGTGGGTTTTTGAACAATCAAAAATAGCAGTTGCACTCTAAGAGTGCTTGACATCCTTTTTTCCTATTGATACAATTATTTTGTATGTGCACGCATATAACTCATATGAAAGTAGTGAAGTTATTTACTAGTAAATAAAAGGTCTAATTCGCTTTTTTGGCGAATGTGCTCGCTAAATCGGTTATTTAAAAAACTCGCCGATAAAGTGAATATA